AGTATGATCTGCTGCTGAAGGGCTGGGTCCACGATGCCGTTGTTCGCGAGGTACTCGACTTCTGCGGCCCGCTGCATCGCACCGATCTCTGCCGGTGTCGCCTGCGGGTTCGATGCACGGAAGTTCTGGATTTGCCGACCGAGGAAGTCTCGGAAGCCCTGCACCGCCCGATCCCGCAAGCGCGGTTCCAGAGTGCCTACCGTCTGCGCGGTCTCCGCGTTCGCGATGATGGCTCGATCCTCCTGAGCACGGAGAGCGCGCTGCACAAGGTCTGCGCTTTGCGTCACCAGATCGGAAGCTGCCCCACTGATCCGCGAGGGATCGAACGTGGTGCCGCTCTGCTGGTAAGCGCCGATCAGGTTGCTCATGTACTCCTGATTGATCTCGTCCAGTGTCAGTTTGCTGGTCCCAGCCTCGAAGGCCGCTCTCCTCTCCTGCAACTGCACATCCGCCGCCGCGATAGAGGTCTCCAACGCAACTGCCTGCTTCGTGTCGTTCACGGCTTGGAGTTCCTGAATACGGTCTCCAATGACAGAGCGCATCATCTGCTGCTCTTGGTTGATCCGCTGGTCGTCCAGTGCCATCCCCCACTGCCCGTACAGTTTGCCACGGGTGGCTCGCCAGTCGGTCAGTGTACGCTCCCCGCGCATGAACAGTTCGTCGTTCTCGGCCATAGACGGTCCCATGCCCTCAAGGACATCGAGACGAGCCTGCTGCCTGATCTGTTCGAGGTTGCGTTCCGCAGCTATGCGGTCAGCTTCGGGGTCCGGGCGGTTGTCACTCCACGATCCGGTGATGTTCCTGATGTACGTCCGGGTTTCCTTGGGCAGAGACGCCATGTCCCCATCCCAATTATCCGCCTTGCCCACGCCCCAATTATAGGCCGCGAGTGCACGGGGGACATCCCCGTTGTACCGCTCAAGCATCGCGGACAGGTACTCCGTACCCATCTGCCGGTTGACTGCGGCGTTCCGCATGAGGCGGTCGGCCTCTGCTACAGTCCGTCCACTGTACGCCACCCCGAGACTGTCGGCATGGGCGAAGATGTCACGAACTCCGAGGCCGGGGTTCATGGCAGTGGCAGGCATCAACTGCATCACGCCAGTCGCGCCCACCGGGCTGACAGCGTTCGGGTTGCCCCGGCTCTCCTGATGCTCGACCGCAGCCTGCATCAAGCGGGCCTGAAGGTCGTAGTCGCCAGCGGCAGCAGCGGCTTGGATGTTCAGGCCACGAGTGCCTTCAGCGAACTCCACGCCTGCACGGGCAGCATCGTAGACCTGCCCAGCGCCCTGCGCCTGAGTGCGGCGGTTGTGACGGGCGTTGATCGCGGCGTATTCCTCGGCGGCGACCAGCGGGTCAACATCGCCAGTGGCAATGCGGTCCTGAAGGTCGGTCATCTCGGTGTGCCACTCGGCATTCCACTGCTGCTCCATCCGCGTGTGGTACGCGGACTGCGCCTGCCGTACGGTCCGAAGCTGCGAGGCAGTGAGGTTCTCGGTGGTCAGAAAGCCAGCGGCATCCAAGTGAGCAAATGCTGCGGGGTTGTTGTTCTCGAACGAGTTCACGATACCCTGCACCACAGCCGCACGGCGGCGCTCGATGCTCAGGCCAGCGGTGGCCCCGCTCTCGCCAGTGGCGAAGTCGATGAGGGCACCCGTGCTGGTGTTGTCGCGAGACAGAACGTCCACACTCTGAGCGAGCGCGTCGAAGTTCTGCTGCTCTCTGAAGCCGATGTTGCGCCGCATGTGCGCGTCCACCAGCCCCGGCATCTGCTGCATCAACTGCTCGCGTGCCAGATCGCGAGTGCGCTGGTCAGGAATGCCCGCGACCATAGCGTCGATACGGTTCACGAGCGTTCCACGGTAGGTGTCCGGGTCTTGCTCGTAGGCACCAGCCTCGATCTCCGCTTCCTGTGCACTCAGCAGGCTCGAACTGAGCGTCTGTGCGGTGACGAGGCGGTAGCCTTCCAGCGCCCACTTGTCGCCCTCCATCTCCACGCTCTCGAAGGACTGACCCTGCATCGCTGCGATCTGGCCGTCCATCATGCTCCGCTCTTGGCGCTTCTGCTGTATCTCAGCCAGTCGGCCCTGAGCGAACTGCGAGACCTGCTGTGCGATCTGCGCGGTGTAGGTGTCCACAGGCACACGGGGTGCCTGCGGTGCTCCGACACTCGGGACTTGCCGGGTTACGGGGTTGATAGCCTCCTGTCCCCGGAGGTTGTCCTGCGGCTGTGCGCGCCGCTCAAGTCCTTGGGCCATGATTGCTCCTTATAGCCGTTCTTGGTCGTTCACACGACCGCCGTTGGGTCCGAGAAGTCGGCTTCCCTCTGGCTGGTGACTGTCGTAGATGTCGAGCAGGTTCGTCCCCGCTCCCAACAGCATTGCGCCAATCGAGGGTCGAGGAATGACCTGTACATCCGTGTTCGTGATTGCAGAGATCGCGATGCTGGTTTTCTGCTCGCGAAGTTCCGCCTGCTGCTGGCTGGCCTGCCGCTCTTGGGCGTAGCGCGCCCTTCCTGCGGAAGCCTTCAGGTCTCGAACAGCCATCTTGACGCTGTTCCCCGTCACGCCAGCGGCAGCAGCATCGACTTCAGCCTGAGACTGATCGACCATTGCTTGCCGCTGGATGAGGGTGTCAACCTGCACAGCCGCGTCTCGTGCACGCACTTGGTTCACCGTGACCGCGTTCTCTGCCCGTGCTGCGGACAGCCGGTTCATCGTGTTGCGGTAGGCTTGGATGCGCTCCTGAAGATCGGCTTGGATGCCAGCGGTGGCGAAGTCGCCCCACTTGCCAGCCAGCGAAAGGCCCATCTGCGCAAGCATAAGTGTACTCATGCTCTGCGTCCTTTCGTTCTGAGGATTTGCCCGATCCACTCCACTTCATGGATAGTCACGGGTCGGATGTCGGTGCCGGTAAACCGAAGTCTGGACCAGTCCGCTCTCTCTCCCCACGGAATGTAGAACGGTCCCGACTGAAGGATCAGCCGGTCGGGGTCGAGAGGTTCGTTGTCGAGCGGGAACACGTAGGCAGTGTACTCCCAATCGTCACTGTACGGGCTGGACCCGATAGCCTTGAACTCGCCACTGTTGTCCACATGCACAACGTAGTCCTGCACGGTGACTTTCTGGCTGGTGTCGATCCTGTTCTGGTAGTCCCGAGCGAATACTTGCGTCGGTTCTAGTTCCCACTCGACTGTCTGCCCGCAGAACAGGGTAGCCCCATTCGGTGCCACTTCCGCGTCGAAGAAGTAGCGGGTGGTCAGCGCGTTCAAGCGGATTTCCAGAGTTGGCCGTGCTTCCAGTCCGGGGTTAGCACACCCGGTGGCCTGAAGGAACCGAGCACCTACGTAGGGCAACTCGATGTAGTTGCTGGCCACCTGCTTCTCGACCCTACGGTCAAGCATCTCGTGGTAGCCGTAAACTCCGATGGTCCGGTTCAGGTCGAGCGAGTGCAGGAACACATCGCCGTCCGTGTCTCTCCCGAGGAAGTAGACGATGGAGTTGCGGAAGAAGAAGTATTCGACCACATCCTGAAACTGCCACTTCCCCCAAGCGGACTGAAGGACTTCATTCCCGTCCCACAGGTACTTGTACACCCACACAGTGCGGCGGTTCTTGTTCGTGCGGAACAGACCGAGGTTGAAGTTCTGGCTGACAGCCATCCCTGTGATCGAACCTTCGATGTACCTGTCCTGCGTCTCCGTCAGGCTGTTCGCCGCGTTTGCAGCGTTATCGCTGTCCGTGTAAAACTCCTTCACACCAGAGAACTCACCGACGCTGAATGGGAACAGGATCGTCCTGCCCGTGCTCACCGGGGGAGTGCCGCCAGAGGCGATCTCGAACTCCGTAGTCAGAACCATGCTCACCGTGTTCGGGTTGATGCCACCGCCACGAATGACGAACTGGCTGTCGCCCGGATCGGCCATGATGAACAGGTCTCGGTCGAAAGGCACTAACCAGTCCAGCTTCAGATCATCCTTCTTGGTCGAAGTGATGTCCACCGGGTCAGTAGCAGCGACGACCGTCGCGGATGCCCGCCAGATGTCGAAGGGTTCGTTCGTGCGGCTCATCACCACGCTGTCAGGACTGAGCATAACCAGCCTGCCCTCGAAGCCCTCAAGGTCTTTGAGGGGCTTGTCGATGAAGGATGGCCAAGGTGCGCTGTCGTCATCGCCCACCTGTCTGCCAAGCCACGGGCCGTGCTCCAAGTAGAAAGTTCCACTCTCGGCCACTAACACATGAGGCATGGTGGTCAGGTTGAACAGGCGTTGCTGGTTCGGGTCGTACCACTCGATCCAAGTGCCCTCGTTACCGAAGCCAGCCGAACCGTTCTCCGGGATGGTGTCCTTGGCATCGAACTTGAGCCAGTAGTCATCCTCGTTGGCGTCACTCGTGACCACCTTGACGATCATCCCGTTCGGTGCGAAGCGAGGCAGGTCAGCCACGTCCTTCACAGTGTCCGAGACAGCGCGCAGTATTTCTCCGCCCTCACCGTCCGACACTCCGATGCGTATTTGCAATGTCGGGTGGTAGATGCACCCCACGTCGAACGACCTAGTGATGACCGTACCCACAGGAAGGTTAGGGTCAGCCAGAAGGCCAGCAACCAGTTCCCCTATGATGTACTCCGAATTGGTCTTACCCGCATCCCCAGCAATTGTGCCATCGGGTGCGGTGTATTCCGCATTGATGATAGCCCCGTTGCTGAAGCGCCCTTGCACAGCGTAGGTCTTGAGGAACTGCCCGCCCAGCGCATGGAACAGCGCAGCGTACCACGGGTTCCCGTCCACGGCTGCCCTCTTGCGCGTCACCCGATCTCGGTTCACCGTGACGATCTTGCGATCCACCACATGGAACTGCATGTCCGGGCCGATGTAGTCCGGGCTTCCACCATTGCGGAACTGGATGTTCTGCCGGGTGCCGTCGAGCGCCCACATCTGAAGGTCGCCCGACTTGTAGCCGAGGATGTAGTCCACCCCGTCATACGAGATGTCCTGATACTTGTGCCCACTGGTTGCACGGTCGAGAGTAGACCCCTCGTCAGTGGCGGGCCGAGTGGACAGTCCGAGGGTCACGTCCGAAATCAGGTTCACCTGCTCAGTGACCTGACCGTCCAGTCGAACGCGGGCGGGCTGTTGGCTTACGCCCTGAAGAAGTGTCCCGAGGGAACCTGATTTCAGTGCCATGCTACCTCACCTCTGGTTGCCAGCGGCCATAGCTGATACCGCGCCGAAGCTGCGACACAGTGTTGGCCGGATTGTCGAAGATGTTGGCCTGCCGATTCCGCAGATGTTCGCGGTATAGGCTCTGCCATCCGATGTCCCGCTCGTTGCGGTAGTTGCTCAGCTTCGGGTCAGCACCGTCCTCGTTCAGATAGAACTCGTAGACGGCTTTCGCCCTGATGTACTCCTGAGCGGCCAGAGGCATTTCCTCAAGCGAGACCTCGAAGATCATCCGCAAACGGACTTTTTCTCCGATCTCAAAGGTTCCAGTGGTCAGGTCGTACATGCGGCTTCCGCGCAGAGTGAGGTTGAAGTGCCTATCTGTTGGGTCTGCCTTGATGCAGCCCTGCGGCACGATGATCTCACCGTTGGATTGTGGTGTGATCTCTCGACATTCAGTGTTGAACCACAGCCCCACTGACTGAACAGAAGCCTGCACCCTGCTGAGAAGCTGCTCGGCTTTCATGTAGAGAGGGTGGCGGTTCTGCTCGGCAGTGAGAGGCCGTGCACCAGTCGAGACGATCATCTCGTTGATGATGTCAAGTCTTGAGTACATGACGGTCTCCTTCCTTTGCTCACTGAAGTGCACCCGCGAGTGCACATGAGAGAACAAAAAAAAGCCCCCCTATCCAGAAGGACAGAGGGGCGAGTGGCAGTGGACCCGGACTTACGGGTTCAGAGTGGCGTGGAACTTGAACACCGCACCAGTCTGGTCGGGACGGCGGGGTGCCGCACCGAAGGCCAGATAGCTGTCGATGAACCACGAGAGTTCCAGCTTATCGTAGTGCACGTCCGAAGTCAGCGGGAGGGTCTCGCCACCAAGCACCGAGTTCGGGTGCATGATGAGGCCCACGGCGTTGGCTTGGATGCCACCCAGCACGTACTCCGTGCCGTTGCCAAGGATCGACAGGTCAATGTTCGTGTCGGCCAGACGCGCGGTCGAGACCAGCGGAACACCCATCAGGGTCCTGATGGTGCCGTCAGCGAAGTCGCCGCTGTCACGCGAGAAGTTGCGGTTCACTAGCTTGTCGTTGTTCAGCAGGACGGCGTGCTGGCGAGGACGCAGGAACAGCGCCGTCTCGTCGGTGTCCACATCGTTCTCCTGCATGTTCACGATCACCTTCTCGAAAGCCTTGTACAGCGCGTCGGGGTCGAGTTCGTCGCCCGCAACCGCGAGTTCGGTGTGGTAGCCCGACTTGAAGGCGTCCCCGAGGTCACGACCTTGGATGCCCTTGATGCCCGCAGACACGCCAGCGACCACGTTCAGCAGCGCCGACTTGATTCCCATGTTCAGGAGCGCGGCGTCGAAGAACTTCGCGATGGTCTTGCCGTGGTCCATGCCGATCTCGCGCCGTGCGGAGAAGTCGGTCTGGAACTCGTTCAGGAGGGTACGCTTGTCGCGGGCCAGAACGATGGTGTCCACGACGACCTGAGCACGGTCGAAGTTGCGAGCCGTGCTCCCCGGACGCCCACCGGCGTTCGCGTCGTTGACCGCCTGAAGGGTCGTGTCGCCCATCCGGCGAACGGTCTTGGTGTCGGTCCCACGGATGGAGTGCATCGACACGAACTGGCGCATGATGGAACGCTTGGCGATCTGTGCATCGACAACACCGCCGTATTCCTCGATCATGTCGTTTCGGTCGAAGGAACTGATTTGGTCAACCATGATAGGTTCCTTTACTGAGTGTGGTATTCTTCAGGCGATCTCTCTCAGATGCCCTGCTTCTTCCCTGCGTTGCGCTGTGCACGCAAGGCGTTGAACTCGGATTCGGACGCACCGCGCCGGTACAGCCGATCAAGCTGCTCACCGTACTCACGGCGAGTGATCCCCTTGACCGTGGTAGTGGCCTTGGTGTCAGGAGTGACCTGACCCTTGCCAGCCGCGAGTGCGGTGTTCTTGGGGTCGCTGTTGTAGCGGGAGATGATCTCGTCCGCTGCGAACTTCGCCTGACGCCCGCCCTTGTCGAGCATGGCACGGAGTTCGTCCAGTTCTGCGGCGTCCATCTTGGCAGTGGCCCACTTGGTGGCCTTCTTCCAGTTGTCCTCGCCGCCAGCCGCCTCGTGGACGACCTTGGTGACTTCCTGCAACCGAGCCTTCTCGCGGCTGGTGACAGTCTCGAAGCCCGCCATGATGAGCGTGGCCTTGGTCTTGCCGACAGCCTCGATCAGCTTGTCACGGTCCACGAGGGACGGGTCCATCTGCTCCCGAGCCTTGCCGAACAGTTCCAGCGCCGTCTCCGGGGTCATGCCCGAGTTCTGGATCAGGGTGAGGGTGGACTTCCCGACTTCATCGTTCCCCGGATCACCCCACACGGAGGTGTCCAGTTCCTTGTCGTCGTTGTCATCCTCGTCCTCGTCCTCACCGTCCTTGGCAGCAGCGGCGTCAGCGTCGGCTTTCGCCTTGGCTTCCTTCTCCGCAGCTTCCTTGGCGGCTTTGGCGTCGGTCCGCTCCTTGTTCGACGGGGCAGGGTCGCCGGTGTTTACGTGGTCGGGCTGCTGGCCCTGCGCGGCACCCGCGCCCTTGTCCTCGTCGTCATCAGCCGGGGAACTCCCACCGGGAGCGGCGTTGCCACCAGCCGGGGTCACGTTTCGCAGATCGGTCATTCTCTCTCCTTACTTTCCAGATGCAGCCTTGCTTGCCACCTGAACTTCGCCCTGCTTCTGCATGAGGCGTTCTTCTTCGGCAAGTTGGGCGTTACGGTTCGCAGTCATCTCGTCCTGCGTGAACAGGAAGTCCTCTGCGGACACTCCGCGATTACGGAAGATGAAGGTTGCGAACTTCAGTGGGTTGAACGCAGCCCGGATTTCCTGCGGAACTGCGTCGAGCATCTGAAGGTCCGTAACGGCCAGCCGGAGTGCATCCAGCTTTCCTTCTCTGCTCAGGCTCTCCAAGCCCGTCACGACAGTCGTCTCGAAAGCCTGCTCTCCATTCGGCAGGTACGAGTTGAAGTCGATTTGAGCCAGTTGGTACTCGGCTTCCTTGCGCTGCCAGTCGAGTGCGAGGCGGCTGTACAGCCCACCAAACGCGCTCTCGATCTCGCGGGCGAAGAAGCGGATTTCTTCTGCGGTAACACGCTCGGCATCGCGAACGCCTGCACTCGACAGTAGAAACGCTTGCGCGAGTTCCCGTTCCAGCTTGGCGATTGCCTCACCGATGAACTGGACCTCTACAGCGAACTTGAACTGAGGGACAGTGATGTCGCCTTCCCTACCCGGCAGGTACTCGCCCCGCTTGGCATTGTTCCAAGCATCCACGTCGAAGCTGCTCGTGTCGTTCACGAGGAACTTGATGTCTGCCGCCACGCCGATCAGGTCGATCATGGCTTCGGTCATCACGTCGATGTTGTGGAAGCTGACCGAGTAGTCCTCGACCAGACCACGACCGTAGTGGTCTCCCCGGCCAAGGTTCCAAGTCAGTACGAGGCAAGGGAAGTCCTCGTCCTTGTAACTGGTCTTGGCCTTTTCCAGTTCGATCTCGTCCACGGCTTGGCGCATGTGCCACTTGCCGCCCTCATGCCAGTAGTACGTGTACAGTTCGACAGGGTTGTCGTCCTGATACTTCTTCGACTTGGCGTTGGCTTTCAGTTGCTCGCGGAGGTCCTCGTCCAGTGCACCGTACAGCTTGCAGTCCCGAAGGATGACTTCGCGCAGCTTACCACTGATCTCCCGAGAGACGCAGTAGTCGCGGATGCTGTAGACCACCCGGTTGTTGTCGGGCAGGCGGTAGATCAGGGCGTTGCCCGTCACGATCTTAAGGCTGACTGCGGCCACCGCCACCGGGCGGTAAGAAGTGAGGTTCAGGTTCCGCATTGCTGCGTTCTCTGCCTCGATCAGCCCGGCGTCGAGCGCCTGCTTTTCCTCGTCTGAGGCTTCAGCGAAGAACTTCCGCTTGGCCTCGGGTGTCAGCGTGACTGCGAAGAACGGCTTGTCGTTCGGGAACATGGTGTCCACGATGCGGTGCGACAGGTGGTTGACCAGTCGAGCGCCAATCGCGACGTTCCCCTTCTCGCTTTCTTCCGGGTTGTCCGTCCGGGCGTTGTCCTCGTGCGGGAAGATCGAGGGCACCGTCCACCGTGCGTACTGTTCGCATCGGTCGAGCAGGTCTCCCTTACGCCCGTCGAGGGCCATCCAGTGTCCAGCGAGGCTGGTGCCCTCGCGGATCATAGTCCAACCCTCCGCGATGCGCGGCTAGACTGACCAATTCCGCCAACGGGGCGCTGAGTTCCCACACCGCCGACACGAGCACCGACCGACCCGGTCCTGCTCGTCGCACCGCCTTGACCCGCACCAGCAGTGGCAGTGGGTGCAGCGCCTTCACCGCGACCGAGGCGGATGTC